AATAAGTCAACTACTTCGTCTAACTCTTCCCACTGTTCTTTATCTGGTCCTACAACAAACTTTAACTGTCCTGTCTTTGATATATCCCAATAGGATTTTACTACTTCAGGTTTAATAGCCTTCTCTCTCTTCTCACCAGCTACTGACCATAGCTTAGGTGATACAGAAAAGAATACTTCTGGATGAAATGTTTGTGAGTTAATACAATTAACAAAGTCATCTGTTAATGTTTGAGTACCGTTAGTTTCCCATGTAATAGATGCAGGGACGTTACTTGCCGCATTGTACCGTGTCTCAGGAATAGGTCCACCAGGCATATTTCTTAGAGTCTCATAGATATCTAAGAACGCCATCTGAGCATGGCGCATAAGTGGTTCACCACCTGTGATACACAAGTGGTTATGTTGCATTGATAATGGATGACGAAACCAACCTTCTGGGTTCCATTCTGTCTTCATTATGTTTACAATCTTCTGGGCAATCTCTGCTCCAGTCTCTTTCGCCATCAAGTGACGAAACTTCTTTGACCATGTATAGGATGAGTCACAACCTTTTTCCCATACTGGTAAATCTTCTACTCTGTTTACTGACATAGGATCAAAGTCTTTATATGGTAACTCCCAACTATCAGGGTCAGTTGGAAACTTCTGTCCAAACCCATCACATTGTAAGTTACATAAAAAGAATCTTATCCATGCAGTAGGAACTCCTGTGTAATGTCCTTCACCTTGTATACTGTGAAAGATCTCGGAGTAAGTATATTCCTTAGCTTTATTCTTTGTAGATGGCACTATTTGCTCCATGTTCTGCACATTCAACTGATATTACCCAGCAACGATCACCTGTCATTTCTTTTACAATCGTAGATGCTACATTATACGCATGTTGAGCAAATTTTTCAACGCCTACACCGTCAAATATTGTTAACTCACAAAGACCTTTTTTCTCTAACTCATGAAACGTATCAATCTCAGGATCTTCTCTGTCCAAGACAACTTTATGATCAAAATTATTCTCAAGCCATTGCTTCAAAGGTTTAAGACCTCCAAAGTCTACTACCCAATTCTTTTCATCTAACTTTGAACATCCAAAGGTAAACTTGAATGCTAAACTATAGCCATGTAAGAATCTACAATGTGAATGAGCTAGAGGTTGCCTAAAGCAAGCACTTAACCCAATGTTGTGTCCGTATGTCTTAGTTGACATGTATGTCATAATAAACTTCCTTGATATTGTGGATCAATTTTCTTTATACCTAGTGCCCAGTTCTCAGCTGCATCTTCTACATAACGATGAGATTTACCCTTGAACTCTTCCTTATGAAACCAGCCACTAGCATCTTTTTTATAATACTTAATATAGAAGTATTCTTCTTTGAAGTCAACGTGTATTTCACAATATTCTGATTCATCATCTTTGTAATAAGTAGATAGTTTTTTTCCCATTAGTCTCTCCCTACAAAGTCTTTTGCCATTGGAAATATCTTACCAATTGCTTCTGCTACTCCTCTGGCCAGTTCCATATGTTCAGCTTGTGTCCCATTTGCAGAGCGCAGTTCGATATAATGTATCCAGCTACGAATGGTGCCATTAACATAAAGCCTACTGACTGTGCACCCTTCTGGCAAAATTGCTCTTGCTTGTTCTTTAGCGATTCCTCGTTCTCTAGCTTCATCGTAGATCCTCCTTACGTGTTCTATTACAAAAGTCTGTTGAGCATGCCACCAAGCTTGCAATGCTGCATCAGATGTTTCAATACTGTTTTGACGATTAGTCTCGTCTTGTAATCTTGCTTCTCTTATTATAAAACTATCACCATTAAGATCATTGACACTAGCATACCGCTGAGAAAACTCTTGAAATGAAAACGATCTGTGTCTGAGCATTTGTCTTGCAATGTCTCTTGTCGTTTCGATTTCGAAGCATGCTGATGCCATTTCGAATGGTGACCAGTGTTTGTGTTTGATGAGATATCCAAGTAACTTTTTCGTTGTCTTGGTGTTAGCTTGGTTTGATGGATTGGAGACACGGGCACAATACGCGATGAGGTCTTGTATGTTGTCGAGCCCATTAACGGTCTCCCCACCGTGGATACGACCTGAGGGTTGGCTATGGGATAAGAGACGTGCATGCATTATTTACCTTGACCTCTGTATTTCTTATAACCACGTTTCTTTGATTTATTCATGGATGCAGTAGAAACATTACGTCTACCAATACAAGTCTTCTTATTTCCTTTAGCCATTAATTAACTCCAACGTATAAACATGCTATTGATTCATTCTTTCCAGTTACTAATACCGAAGCTTCTTTCAAAGCTGTCTGGCATTCTTTATCAGTCTCATATGTTCCAACATGATAATGATTTATTTCTTGAGCCGCAGCTAACTGCAACCATAATAGTACAAACATAGCTTACTCCATTTTAAAGTCTTTGAACTTTGCGTTGATCTCTGACTTATCAAATGCTGGAGAATCATCTATGACACCCTCGTCTGGATTCTCTACGTCAACAAGTTTCATTCTTGATCGATCAATACCTAATACAAATCTTTTCTTAAAGTTAGGATCATTATATCTGTTCTTCAATTGTTTGACCATCACTTGGCCAAGTGCTTCTAATTCTTCGGAGGAGACAAGCGCGAACATGAGGTCTGCGGTAGCGGGTAGTCCAAAAGACTCGGACGTATCCTCAAGCCCAGGATCCGAGCTAGTATAACCCGAACGAGTCGTCTGTGTTGCAGAGACGATCGGTACGTCAAACTCCACTGCAAGGCCACGTAGTTCTTCAGCAATTGCTTTAATGTAGGTGTATGAGTTGATTGCACCGCCCATTCCTTTCATTCGACTAGATGCACAAATGTTGAGATAGTCAATAAAGATCATCTCAGGTACAAAGTTCTTTTTTAATTTTAGTTCGTTTAGTAGTGCACGGAAGTGACCAGCATGAGCTGCACCAGTTGGATATTCTTTAATAATCAACTTACCATTAGTACGTGTTGCTATATCTTCAACCTTACTTGTCAGCATTGGTTTAGATATATGTTGCAATTGATCTAAAGGTATGTTTAGTAGATTAGCATCTATCCTTTCAGCTATTCGCTCCTCAGCCATCTCCATTGTAATATATAGTACATTTCTTCCTTGGACTAGAACATTACCAGCAACATGACACATAAACAAAGACTTACCAACACCAGTCCCAGCGAGACATATATTGAGAGTCTTGTTGGGTAAGCCACCTTTAGTGATTGTGTTAAAGTAATCCAAGTCGAACGGAATACGTTCTTCATCTTCATGATAAAAGTCATATCTGTCTTCAACGTCTTGCGTTATGAATTGCTCGATCTTGACACCACTTCTCTGTAGTATCAAATAGCCACTTCTCATCAGAAGTTTCTTTTGCAAATATGTTGGGAATGATTTCCATTGCAGCTTGATATTGATCATCATTAAACTTATCGCTTTGATCAATCTCAATCTTAAATGCATCAAGTGTTGGAAGCTTATTATACTTTCCAACATACTGTCCAGCTTCTTTGAATAGCTGATTGTATACACCTTGAAAGTATTCTGGTTTTATAAAAGGTAGGACCTTACGCATGTAAGGCTCATTAGTTAGAATGTTTCGAAGGATTACTTGTTCTACGTTACTCACTTGTTTTCCAATGCATTGACATTATCAATTAACACACTCTCCAATACCTTTGCCATATACTTTTGAAAATCTACATTATCAACTGTTAGGTCAGGATCTGGAGATGAATGTAGATTAAAATCAAAGTGCATCATGCCAGTCTTTTCGTTCATCTTGATTGTACCAAAACTAGCAACTGTCTCTATGAATTCACCATCTTTAATTCTAATCCACCAATGATCATCATCCCCTGGAATCATCTCATAGTCAACATTTTCTTTGAGCATGTTTGGTACTTTAACCATCCATGCTCTCCACTATCTCATCCATGGATACTAATGATTGAAAGCCTATCTGATATTGTTTCTTAACAAACTCTTTGAAGTCAGTGTTAGCAAAGATAGGATCCCAGAACTCTTTCTCTAAGGTTTGGTCGTATCTAACTTTTGGACCAA